AAAATATGCTGCCCTCCTTGAGTAGTCGAACATAAAGGACAACTTTTATGCTTACCATCAAGTGTCCAAATTCCACGATTAAGTGCTTTCCCGCAACAACTACAACTAGCCATTCATAACTCCTCAGCTATATGAAAACCCATAAATAGGATTAATCTTAGAAGTTATATTTATCATTCATCAGCAATAATTAGTCAAGGCTTAAAATAAAAATAAGTACACCTCTAACGCAGAGAATTTAAGTCACTGATATTTATGTCTTTAACACCTATTGGCTTTTGATGGTTCTTAGTGAAGACATCGGAACCATCAATTAACATCACTTAATAGCTCACATTTTGAGCATTGGCGTCTTGATTAAAACGTTACAACGAAACCCTGCTATAGGAGCCATACAATTAATTCAACGGCTGTTGTGCACTACTTGAGGTGAAAAAGATGACAGCAGCAAGATTACGCATTACATATAAATGATCACAGCTCACTGCCGATACTAAGAAACATAAAGCTTATGGAGAATTTCTAATGGAACAGCCCAATCCCCTCGCAGCACTGTCCTTAATCATCTGGTTTTTGATGTTTATCCCAAGCTTTCGCATGGCTCAGAAAGCTGGTTTCGGATGGAAAATGGCGCTACTGCTTTCCTGCCCGGGCATACATTTCATAATGCTTTACGTCTTCGCTTATAAGAAGTGGCCAACAGCCCCTTATCGATAAGCACTGACCGTTTATTTGGTTGTGTGCTGTTCAAAAAAAAACCCGCCGAAGCGGGTTCTTTACGATCTGAGCTTTTATGATGCTTTGGACGTTTTGAGTTCGGACCAGCGTTGAAAGAACTCTTCAGCTGCCTCAATGCCATCTTGAGCGTTGTCTTTAGTCCAGGTTACACCTGCTAAATCATAATCGGCTTCATTTCGCGCATCACGCCACTGCTTCAGTACAAAGCCCAGCGCCTTCAGAGAACGTACAGGGAAAGGTTCATTCTTACATTCAGCAGAATTAGTCATGTATCCGACCGTATTCTTATGATGCTCATGAGAGAAATTAGGGAGGTGTTCTAATGATGATATGGCTTCATGGAGCATACTGTAATATGCGCGCGAAGTAGCACTTCTTGCACCAGCCTCCGTTCCCTCAGCGGCACAATGCTTTGCTGTGGTTAGAATGTTATGGCTGCTAATTTGCGACATAACTAACTCCTGCATGTAGTTGTCGAGGAGAAGAAAATCTTGCAACTAATGAAGAACCCTCAAGTTGGCTCTCATCACAAATTCTGTCGGCAAGTTCAAAATTCATTTTTGCGATAGTTTTTGAATCGAGATTTTTTACATCCACAACATACGCCCCACCACTTCTTCCGCTGAGTTGAACGTATCCTGTACTCGCGTTGAAGTCGCTTAGAACGGACCAAATTATTGATGCCAGGGCATGAAGCTGAACTTGACTGCATTTTGATGAATCATAAATAGCATCCATCTCGGACAACAATTCATCTTTGTGCTTCATTGCGTCCTCTCTACCTTCATCATCAGACAAAAGCTTGATGTGTTCATCTATGAATCTTTCCAGCTCAGGTCGCTCGCCATATCGATAAGCCCAACTGTAAGCAAGGTAGCTGAACATCTTGCTTGGGTATTTTTCCGCCAGAACATACGCAACGCGGCGCATTTCGCTGTATCTTTTTGTAGCCAAAAGAACATGATGATAGTGAGTAGCCAGTCCGAAATCATTTACACTCGGATCCAAGCACAGTCTCAAAAACTTAAGACCTGATTCCTCTTTGTTAGTAATAACATCAAGGTATGAAAGCGCGAGATTGGTAGTTGTGGTGTTTGCTGAAGACAGTTCTACGCGTAATTTTTTTTCAGTGAACGCGTCCAATGTTTCATTAGCATCAAGCAGCGCCCTAAAATCTTTAACGTATTGCTGCGCTTTTTCTATTGGAATGCCTGCTGCCATATCTCTCACTCTCTTTCTGTGGGATTGCGATTCTGAACTCTGTACGATTCTGCGTCAATCTTAAAAGTGTATCGCCAGAGACGTCAGAATCTTTAGATTATTTTAGCCTCACATAGTCATATGTGTAGCAAACTCGGCTAGGCCATAACGAAGCGAGTGACCTCAATACGTTTATGTAACGTGTAAGGTTCAAATTACTTCCAGAGTGTGAAAATCAGATTTCGGTATCTCAAAGTCATCATTCAATCTTGAAGCCTCGTGAAATCGCCCATGCAATAGCCTCCATCAACGGGTCAATCTTCCGCATGTACGCAGGACCGATGAACGGCCTCGGCGGTATGTGTGCAGTACCGACCTCCTGCCAGAGCCCGATTTCACTTTTGGTCCCAACGATGGCTGCCAGACCCACAACTTCACTTTGGATGGAGTCTCTGAGCCTGCCTGACCGCAGCAGCGGCTCATCTTCGCTGTAACCCTGGCGAACACGGTCGGCTCTGGTGGAGGCTGCCAGTGGTGCCCAGGCCTCAAACGGCCGATAAGCAGGTTGGTACACGCCGATTTCTTCCTTCGCCGTTTCCTCAATCTCTTTCACGATGACGCGGAAACTGGCCTCCAGCCCGGTAGCGATTGAGGCTGAATCAGACGACAGCTCACGCGCAAATTGCTCAAGGTCCATTACTTACCCTCCTCCCACCTGCGCGTGTTCCAGTTATAGGTGCCACCTTCAAGCTCGCCGATGACCACACCCATGGCGATGCGCTCATGGGGCATCAGCGCTGTCAGGCCCGGGAAAATCACGCTGAACGGAACCCCGGCTTTCATCAGCCAGCACTGGTTTATAAAGGCGGGGTTCTGCGCTAGTTTTTTGCGGCGGTCTCCGTAGCCTCATCTTCGTTGTCTTTGGACCTGGCACGAAGAAAGGCGCTCACCGCTTTAAGTCCACTTTTGCCCAAAATAGCGAGCATGCTTTCAATCTGCTTCGGGTTCTGCGGCACCGGGTATTCTTCGCCGTCAATGTCAGCCACGGCCGCTGCCGGAAAGGCGTACATGTTCATGTACATCACGTTGATGGCCATTTCCGGGCCGACAGCTACAGTCAGCCTGGATTCCTGCACCGGGTCGAGCTCACGCAGGGTGATGACGCGCCCGCTGGCATCCCGGACCTGGTCGGATTTGACCGCAGACTCTGCCACGGCGGGCGGCGTTTCATGCACTCTTACCTGCACCATGATTTGTTCCTCAGTTCACTTTTTTACGGCGGTTGGCTGTCCATGACAGGGTCTGGTTAACTGTCTTTTCACCCTGCTTGTTGCCTGCATCGGTAAGGTGAAACGACACCCCCTCATAGCGGTACACGCTGACGGTGCCGTTTGCCTCGGTAATAGTTTCGGTGATGGTGCCGCGGGGCTGATCGATGCCGTTATAGTAGTTGTCTTCCCACCTCGCCCAGAAATCATCGAGCGTGGCATCCATACGTTCAGCCGTGATGGTGCCATTCCAGCCGACGGGGATCTGCAGTTCGTCGGTAATGCCGTTGAGCGGCGTGATTTTATGGGTCGAGACCTGCGGCTTAGAGTCAAAGCTCATGATTTTGGGAATGCGCAGTTTTCCCGTCGGCGTATTGATATCGACGGCAATATCACGCCCGACGGTATAGCCAAGGGTTGGCATGGTTTATCTCCGGAGTAATAAGTGAGGCGGTGTTCAGCGCGACAAGCTGTCTGAGACGGAAATGGACACGCTGCCGCCCCCTTCCAGGTTCACCAGGAAGTAGCGCACCACATTGAGGTATTTCACCTGCACATCGGCTGTCATGTAGCCCAGTGCCACGCGCGCATCCGGGTTATTGGCTGCATCAAGGCGCACCGCAAAGGCTGGTCCGCCATTCGGGTCGCCAATCATCTTCAGCGTCTCCAGATTCGACAGGAAAGACTCCAGCGTGCTTTTGGTCTCCCGGCGCAGGTCTGTGGTCTGATTGTCACCGACTACGCTGCCGAAGCTTGCCGCAATGGTCAGCGACAGGAAGTTGGTCATGCGGGTGTAGGTATCATCGTTCTGGGTCGGATTCGATGACGTATTGCGCCCGGAGCGCATCCCAAAGTAACTGCCGCCCGGACACGGATTGGTGATGACATCAAGGCGGGCTGAGTTGATGGCCCCGATTTCCGGCACGGAGTAAGGACGTCCCGCCAGCTGCCGCTCAGTGGCAATGATGCCGGGGATGCGCTTGTTGAGCGTGGAGATATGCGGTGCCCGGGCGGCAATGTTTGCCGCTTCAAACGTGGCGGGCGCAATCATGCGGCTTGTGCCGTTTGCGGTATCTTTCCAGTAAGGCCAGTCACCCACTATCAGCTTGAAATGCCAGTCGTCCACGCCTGAGCTGTTAAGCGCTTCAGACACCGCCTTACAGCCAGCGGAGGCCGGGCCCTGGCCGATGGCATAGGCACCTTCGGAGCGCGCAAACGCCGCCATCGCAGGCCAGCATGCTT